TGAATGAGCATGATACCGAGGTATCAACTGAGAATGCTGATTTCATTGATGGCTTGAAAGTCACTCCTTATGATGGGGAGTTGCCAAAAATATCAAAAAACGTTGGTAGTATGAGTTACTACCAGTATTGTTTAACGCAAAAATTGGTTTAGTTATGGAAACTGAGATTAATATAGTGGAAATCCTAAAGGATAAGCCAGCAAATACGAAGCTATATTCTCCTTTGTTTAGTGAAGTATTTTTTTCGCATGTAAGTGGCGGTTATATAGCTGTGGAACATCATGGAGGAACATCACTATTCTTAAGTAGTGGCAGATTCTATGATTACGATGGATCAGAGCCGTTATTATTCCCTTCAAAGGAAATGCGTGATTGGTCTAAGTTCGCATGGGAGAAAGGCGATGTCTTGGTTAATGAGAATAATGCGCATATTATCTTCGAAAAGTTTACAGATGATACATATACAACCTTTATAGGTAGACATTATCTTAATAAGAATTATAAAAATTATGTCCCAGGACGCTATACTTGTGTTACCCAACATTTTCATATTGAAGAAAGTAATGCTGCTCAAATCTATATATATAATATTGAGGAAAAAATTGGTGGCAAACTCGATCTTAAAACTTTGGAAATAGAAAAGCCTAAGTGTGAGTTTAAGACATTCGATAAAGTATTGGGGCGAAATGAGAAAGATGATGTATGGGAAGCTGACCTCTTTTCTCATTATAAAGAAGAATCACAATATCCTTTTCGTTGTATCGGATTTAGTCGTAAGTATTGTATTCCTTACAACAAAGAGACAGCACATCTACTAGGAACGACTGATGAGTGGAAAGGAGGTGAGGGATGAAAGGATTATGTAGTTACTGCTCCAGATATTTTTTTTGTAGCAAAAGACCCAAACAAAATGAGGAGGATGTAATACTTTGTTCAAGCTTTACCCAGAATAATGATAACGAAGAAAACATTTGGGAGCAGAGAAGATATGAGATAGCAAAAGATGTTGCAGCAGGTCTTGTACAACGTCCTAACTCTACGTATGACAGTGTTGTTAATTCTGCCATCAAAATCGCAGATAAATTAATAGAACGTTTAAAGGAGAAATAAGTTATGATAGACGATAAGAAAATAGAAGAAGAAGCTACTAATTATGCACAAGATGGGTATAATAACTATGATGACAATATACAGAGGATCATAGAAGAAGCTTTTAAATCAGGTGCTACATGGATGCAAGAAAAATTCTTGAAAGAGTTATGGCATCCTGCTAATGAAGAGCCAATTGCTAATACAAGTCCAATATTATTTGATGGTAGAGATAGGGAAGGATATCAAATTGTTAAAACTAGCTTCTTTAGAAGTTCTTATTGGAATAAAACTGTTGAATATTATGGTATTGTTCGTTGGCTTTATATTGATGATTTGTTTACAAAGGAAGGAGGTGAACAATGAAAACATTTGTATTTGATGTTATGCTCGACGGAAGATTCGTCTGCACATTAAAGTATAAATATTGTGCGCTCTTCCCGATAGATTTTGAAGAATTAGAGAAGTACGTCCTCCAAAAGAGACCTACTTTGAAAGGTAAGGATTTTAGAATTGCGTTTTGATTATGAAAAAGATATTTTTAGTTATACTACCAGCATTGCTATTTGTAGCTTGCAAAAGTGAGCCGGTTAAAACCGAGACAAGAATGTATGAACTTACTTTCGTTGATGGTAAAACGGAAATTTATACCATTAAGAATGTGGATATTAATGCTCATGCATGTATTGGGCATTCTGGCGGTACTTATCATTTTTACCTGCCATCAGCAGGATATATTGACGCAGTTATCAGATTTAAAAGAGTGAAGTAAAGCGTATGGATAAGTATAAATTGCATAACGAGAAATGTGATGGCTCAAAGTGCTGGGCTTGTCAATTTACTTGGTGTTGTGATAAGTATAATCATCGTAAAAAGTAAAGCGTATGAAACATAAATTGAGAATGATATGGCGAATCCTCTGTGACTGACAGGTTGTAGTAATAACCGAAGACCACGGAAGAATGTACTATAATTGGAATACAAGGAGTCTTGAAGATGTTTGCCAAATGTGTCGCAAAGTACACGATATGGCTCTTATGATGGATAATAAAAAGTAAAGCGTATGAATATAACCTATTTACGAATAGAAAATGGATTTGATATATCTAAGATAACTGGGGCTATTCCTCAGAATATTGGAGAAGGATATCAGTTTAATCTCGCAGGTAAACAATACACAACTATTGGTAGCTATACTAAAGACAAAAAGAGACTATTGAATATAGAAATCAGTTCTTTTTGTGGTCTTTGTGGTGGAGCAATACATTATTACGCAAAATTGTATATTAAAGTAAGCAATGTGTGTGGTAACAGCTCGGTAAGTGGATATTTGGGTGGAATTGAAATTCCAAATGAATATCAAACCATCAAAGGGGAGTTTGTTAGACCACTCACTCAAAAGGAGAAAGATGAGCAACCAGACAGATGGGACTATTGGTATCAAGTAGGGGATTTAGTTAATGCCTTTGAATCTCTTGAAGAGATAGAGAGTTTAATTAAAAACCTCAAAAAGAAGTTCTCTTCTAAGGAGTGGGAAGTTGAGATAAGACGCAATTATTAACCGCCTTCGGGCATAATTTTAAAAGATATGACAAAAGAAGAATTAAAAGTAAAGGTTGCCAAGCAACAAAGTATTATCAATGATGCTAACAATCAGATTTGTTCTGATGTGAAGGAGTACATAGAAAGTCTACCATACAAGGTTGGCGACAAAGTTAGATGCTCTAGATGTGATGTTTGTTGGATTACAAGCATCGTCCCTAATCGAGGTTACGGTGGCTATAATGGTGAGATTGAAGTAAAAATCAACCCTGCTAAGAAAAATGGCACTCGCTCCTGTAGAGAATTTGTACTATGGAGTATGGAAGTTGATAGCATCAAGAAGATTGATTAACCATCCCGCAAAGGATATAAATAGATAGTAATATGAATACAGAAAAATTAGAAAGAGCAAATATCTTAGCAAAGAGTTTAATTCCTAAAGTAAATGAACTCTTAAATATGTCTACAAAATCAATGCGTAGTAGTCTTGCTGATGCTATTTATGGGCTTTCAGAGTGTGATGAAGAGTTTAAAACAAAATTCAAGCAGCTTCTGAATGAAACAAAACAGAGATTTCAGAAAGAGTTTGATGATTTGTAACTAACCACCCTCTCCTTGGTGAAATTAAGATAATAACGAAAAAGCCGTGCTCGAATTAGATTGGTTGGCATTAGGTGTAGCCGTAAAATATCAATTACCGCTTGACAATTCACCTCAGAGCACTCTTATGTGGAAAAGGCATCAAGCATTTAGTACACATCGAAGAACGTTAATGAGTGAAAGGCTCATAAAGACTCCAATCCGTTATTATTTTGATAACATCATGGAGAGGGTAAAAAGAAGAGAATATGGCAGAGATTATTTACTTTGGAACAAATGGGTGTTCCGGTCATTATCCTATCGGCATCGACAAAGTGCTGACCTCGGCAGAGTATGAGATATGGCGCGAATGCGATAATGAAACTTGGATAAATTATATCCGAAAGAATCCTGGTCGCCACGTTATCAAACATCACGGAGAGGTTTATACAAATTATGGTGTTCCGTTCTCTGTAGATGATGATGAAAGAGAAGGCTCACATACCGAACTATTTTGGAAAGGCATTCATACGAAAGAAGAAATCGTCAACTTGATAAAGAACAATCAGTTTTTGGCAAGGCAATTCAAAATGGATGAGGCAATTAAAGATGTGGCAACAGTTTGTGGCGTCAGGTACAAAGATGTTAAATCTGCGATAAACATGACACAAGCATTCGCAGGTGGTAAAAAGAAGAGAATATGAATGCAAATAAAATAACATTAGCTGGCTATATTGTATATCTCCAAAGTATGTATAAACGATATGGCAATATAAGTATAGCGCAACTAAAGCATATAGAAAGAAACAGAAAAAAGGAGGATAAGCAATGAGTAAAGTAACTGCAATTAATATAATTATTAAAAAGAAGAATCAATTAAGAAAGCATAAAGAGGGATATGTTTCTTACATTAATATTGATGACGTTCTTGTGTGGTTGAACGATATTCAAAAAGAATTGGAGGATGAATTATGACAAGAGAAGAATTACAAAATAAACTTGGCGATGCTATCTGTGAGTATTGTAACAAGAACATTATCTCAGAATATAACATCGGCATAGGTGGGCTTTGCGAAGGTCAGTATTGTGAGGAAGCACAAGATGGCTACGCAGCAGAAAATAACATAGAGTTGGAGGATTAAGTATGACAGAAGAAATTTATAACAAAGCTACATGCTTAAGAAGTATTATTGAAAAAGAAAAGAAAGTTCTTAAGTATTGGAAGGATGCAATAGATGCAACAGAAGAAACCATCACATTGTCTGATGGACTAAGCAATTGGAGAGAAAGAACTTCCATTTTTATGTTTATATCTTTTAAAGAATTGAAAGATATGGCTATTGAGAAACTTACAAAGAGTTTAGAACAACATCAAAAAATGTATGAAGAATTATAATGGAGGACTAAATTATGGACAGAAATCAAGCTAAAGAATTTTATCCTATCCTACAAGCCTACGCAGAAGGAAGGGTAATTGAGTGTAGAACCAAACCAAGTGCATTAAGCAAAAGCTGGCAAGATATGAATGAATGGACGGAAATGAAAGAGCTTGAGTATTGGAACAATATCGAGTATCGAATCAAACAACAAAGCGAAGCAAAGTTCCGACCATTCAACACCGAAGAAGAATGCTGGCAAGAAATAAGAAAACATGAGCCGTTCATTAAATACAAGGTCATAGAAAGCAGTAAGGACGTTTATCTCATTATTCAAAGAATAAAGACAGACGGAATCGAAACAGATGTTGAGCGTCTTGATTTTGAAACGGCTTTTGAATGGTTCACCTTTGCCGACGGCGTTCCCTTCGGTGTAAAAGTGGAGGAATAGTTATGGCATGGGTATGTGTAGGATTTAATGGCGAAGAAAGAGTTTGCCAAAGTAAACCAACAAGATATGGTGATAGATATTGGATGATGAATCCAATCTGTAATGATTCTGTTAGTCTTCCCAAAGGAACTATCAAGAAACTCATCGGAAGAGAATTATCTTGGAGCGATGAGCCAGTAGAACTTAAAGAAGAATAGCTTATGTATAGACCAATTACAATGTATCAGATTGTTTGCGATAGATGCGGAGAAGTATTTGGTGGTACAGATACTTGCTCTGCACTATTCAGTAACAAAGAAGTTGATATTGGTGACTACTCTGATTGGGAAATGATAGATGGTAAGCATTATTGTCCCGATTGCTACGAGGTGGAGGTCATTGATGGAGTGTATAATGTTAAAGCAAAATAGATATGAAGATAGAAAGTATAAAATTCAAGGCTAAACGTCTTGACGGAAAAGGATGGGTTTGCGGATATTTCTACGAAGAGAATGGTAATACATACATCATTGAGAATCGTCAGAAAGAAAGCAAGTTAAACAGAAATCCCACTTATCAGGTTGACCCTTCTACCGTCTGCCAGTTCACAGGGTTGAAAGATAGTGAGGGAAAGGAGATTTGGGAAGGTGATATAGTGCATGACAGTTATGACCTTTTGTGTATAGACAATCTCTATGAGGTAGTTTATATTGAAGAAGAAGGAGCGTTTGCCTTCAAGAGTTTAGATAAAGTTGACAATTACGAGCCATTTGTTAATTTATTAGAAGCTTATGTTGTTGGCAATAAATTCGATAAGGAGGACTAACGTATGAAGAGTAAGATTTTAGACTTAGCCAAGTCATACGGTTTGCTCTTTTTGATTTTCATAATAGGGGTAATTGGTTTTAGGATTTCTTTCAGCTTAGGAACTCCACACGAAAAAGAAGAGTTTAATATAAAAATATTCACCAAGAAAGGGCATGACTATCTGATAGTAGACACGAAACACGGAGTTTGTGTTATTCACGCCGAGAGCTGCCCTTGTAATAAAAAGAAGTAGCCTATGAAGATTAGACAAGCCAAGAAGATAATGAAGCGTTGCTACGGAAGTCCTCGCTATATAAGGATGATATTGGATGGTTTGATGTATCGAAAAAACTGCCTAAGATTAAGCAATACTGGGAGCCTAGATGGGCTTTGTATTATGCTAGCAAAGGTGGTGGCTATGGCAGAGTTGACCATCGTATCGTAAAGGCTGAAAAGATTTCTGCAAGATATTCTCGCAAGCTAATGAATCACCTTATCAGGTGGGCTGGCAAAACTCCTTTCGAGATTAGAGATATACTAAGCAGTGCAAATAAACTAAAAAGATATGACTTATGATAAAAGAAAGATATTATTACGCAGTAGCCGCCTTCCTACGTAAGGATGGCAAATTAGCCTATACTTCAGTTACGAGCTCCGTTAAAGGGGAAGAGGAGGATATTAAGTTCTATCCTCTAATGAACCTCATCACTGACGTCGAAGAGCGATTCAAGGATGATATGGTTTGTGGTACAACTATCATACATGGCGTTACTGAGATTAGTAAAGAGGACTATGAAGCCTATAACGAACGCATAGCTAAGATAAATAAGAAGGAGGGTTAGCACATGACTTTTTTGAATATTACCGTAGGTGAGAAGGAGTTTGATGAAATCAAAGAAGGCAAGGTAGGACTAGTATGTTTACCTTGCACTCCTCTTTGGTGTCATACATTAGTCGATGGTGTAAAGAGGGAGGAAAGATTAGACCAATTAACGGCTAGATTAGATAGTAATGGCAAACCTCATATTCAGTATGGAAATTCTGTTGACCATTACTTTAAGAAAGTTGATTATGTTCAGCTTTCCTGTAAGGTTGGTTCTCAAATAAGAGTTCTCGTTAAGGATTGCGCAGGTTTCAGTATTGAGACTACTCAAACGAAAAAGGACAATGGCTTTGTCGAGTTTAAGCCAAAAAACTTTGTTGTTCATCTAAAATGATTAAGATTAGCTTATGGAAAGATTAACTAAAGTAATGGATAAGTATTTATCTGATGCGAAGAAAAAGGTTTTGACCCTCATCGTCAGCAAGGAATGGTTCGATATGATAGTGTCGGGCGAAAAGAATGAAGAGTATCGGGTAATTAAAGATTTTTGGATGAGTCGCCTTCTCCTTATCAAGGATGAGAAATTCAAAGATTTCGATAAGTATGATAAGCTTCATATCGGTAAGACATTTGAAATGCTTATAGACATCAATGCTATCAAGGAGAAACTGAATAATGGTACAATGAAGTTCGTACCATTCACTCACGTTCTCTTCAAGAACGGCTACTATGACGATAGCCCAAAGGTAGAAAAGGAGATTGAGAGTATAACCATCGGCAAGCCGAAGGAAGGTCTTTGCCCAGGCAAGTGGTTGGACCATGAGTTTTTCATTATTAAGTTCAAGTGATATGATTGCAATTAAAGTATCTTCCGAGAACATCCAAGAATTATGGAAATGCCCGGACGTTTCAGAGTTAGTAAAGACTGTCAGCGGAGACTGTACTAAACAGACATTGATAGTTAGGTTGAGAAATCGAGAGTTCTATGTTCCTGATGGATTCTATCTCGTGAAAGACGAGAATGATCAATGGAGCACACTCAGCCCATCACTGTACGAACTTATAAAAGACAAGGTTCATGGCGAGAAGTGAGGAGGATATCCGGGAATACCATAGAAGGTACTACCAGGAGCATAAGGAACATTTATTGGCAAGAATGGAAGTCTATCGTAAAGAGAACGCTGAAAGGATTGCTGCAAACAGAAGATATAACAGAAAGAGAAAGAAAGCCTTGGGCGGCTTAACGAACCCAAATATTAAATAATGAGTAGAGGAAAACATTTTAGTGCAGAAGAGATTGAGTTCATCAAGGTTAACGCTTTGGTGATGACGACAACGGAGATTGCAAAGCAGCTCAATCGTAATTATTGGGCCATCCATCGTAAGATGAAGGAAATGGGTATCAGCAAGAGCCACGTGTTTACTGCTGACGAGGATTTCATCATTCGCAGAATGTATGGCAAGTACCCGGTAAAAGCCATTGCTACCAAGATTGGCGTGGACGAGAACGCTATTTACAACCGTTGCAAGAAGCTTAAGCTAACGAAAGGAGGTGCGCAATGATTGTCATAGTTACCGCTATGGATAAGGAATACGACCTTATCAGCGAATGGATTGCAAAGAATTGGCTTGACTACAAAAATGTTCAAAACATAGCTTTAATCAAGTCTGGTATTGGCAAGGTTAATGCGGCATCTTGCTTGACAGAATTTCTTTCGTCGAATACGTCCAGCAAAGTTACAAGAGTTATCTCGGTAGGATGTGCCGGTGCTGCTGTTGCCGGTTTAAAGCCTGGTAATGTCGTGATTGGCAATTCGTACTGCTACCACGATGTATATTGCGGCGAACCGAATGCCAACGGGCAAGTTCAAGGTATGCCGGCAGTCTTTCCTTCTGATTTCTCCTGGATTGATATGGATGAAAGATTCAGATTAGGAACCATAGCTACGGGAGATAAGTTTGTCACTACGAGAGAGCAGGTATTGGCGATTAAGGATTTCCTTCCTAATTCGTATAACGTATGTGCTATTGACATGGAGTCTGCTGCCCTCGCGCAGGTATGCTACAAGAAGGGTATTGGTTTTACGTCCATCCGAGTTATTAGCGATAATCCCCTGGAGCCGAACCAGACCGAGCAGTATGCAGGTTTTTGGGATAGTCTTGCCGAAAAGGCATTTAGTGTTGTTTGTAAATTATTAGAGAATGATACCAAGTTTTAAAGTTGATCATACGAAACTGAAGCCAGGTCTTTATGTTTCGAGAGTAGATAAATGGGGCATGGAGACTGCTACCACATTCGATATTCGCGTGTGCAAGCCAAACAAAGATATGATGTCACCTGCTGTCGCGCACACAATAGAGCATTTGATGGCGGACTACCTACGAAATGACAGCCCTCTTAGCAATTCCGTTCTGTATTTTGGACCGATGGGTTGTCTTACAGGTTTCTATCTTATCCTTAAAGGTACGTGGACTTCAAAGCTCATAAAGGAAATGATAGTAGAAGCCTTCAAGGCTTGTTCGCTATCAAAGACGATTCCAGGTGCATCGGAAGTGGAATGCGGTAATTACAAACTCAACGACTTAAAAGGAGCAAAAGAACTATGTGATATGTTCTCCGTATATCTATCCACAGCTGGACCGGATAAGCTCAATTATCCAGATTAATATTTATATGTAACCATAAAGTATTTAATCATTAAGTATATTTCCTTGCAATATATTTGGTGATTAAATACTTTTTTTATAATTTTGCAGCATTACTTATTGCTATCGCTTCGTACTGGGATATTTCTTGAATTTTATTGTTCAATTAAATATTTAGTTAGAATGAAAAAAAGAACGAAGCAAGTTTTAGTTATTCTGAAACCCAAATCAAAGGCGTTGGGGTTCAGTAGAGAGGAGTTAGAGGGTATTGCTGCCGATGTTGCCAATAACTTAGAACTCGATGAAGAAGCCTCAGACGAGGATGTAAACGCAGAGATTGAAAAGCAGGTCAATGCGGTTCTTCCTTATCTTAAGATTGCGCAAAAGACTGCGCAGCGTACTATCCAGAGTTTTAAGGATAGTCAAGACTTGGATGACGACGAGGTCGATGACGATGATGATGACCCTGCCGGCAACAAGAAACCAATCCGCAAACAGAAGAGAGAGAAAGATGAGCAGGTCCCAGCATGGGCGCAGGCACTCATTACTCAGAACAAAGCCTTGCAGACCGAAATCCTCGGTTTGAAGTCAGAGCGTGAGAATGATGGCCGCCGTTCTAAGCTGAAGGCACTCCTTAAGGACAAAGGTACGTTCGGAAAGACTGTCTTGAAGAATTTCGACAAGATGAAGTTCGAGAACGAATCTGAGTTCGATGATTTCTACGATGGTGTTGTGGAGGACTTGGCAGCTATCGATCAAGAGCGTGCTAACGAAGGTCTCGGAAAGCTTGGTGCTCCTGCGGCTCAGAGAAAGCCTAAGAAGGATGAGGTTGAGGTTATCAAGGACAATGAGATTGATGAGCTTGCCGAAACAATGTAATCTTTAAATTTTAAAAGTTATGTATGGCGTAAGCAAGACAGAAACGTATGATTCAGGCAAGGAGTCTGTAATCATCAGAAATTACGTGAATGGCATCATGGGTGGTGTCGTTCTTGACTTGACAGGTTTCTCTGGAGAGTTCATCCAGTGCGGACACATTATCATTCGTGACACTACGTCTGGCGAGTACAAGCCAATGCCTGTAACAGGTGGGGCTTATGCTTCTTTGCCAGCGAGCCACGAGTATGTTGGCATCTGTATGACAACAGTTCCGGCAGATACCCCTCATGTTGGTGTTATGACGGCAGGTGAGGCTAACGATAAGGCTGTCCCTTATCCTGTCGATACAATCAAGGCAGCTTTGAAAACAGCCGTTCCTACTCTTCAGTGGGGACACGATGCAATCGGTTAAGGAGGTGATTTATGCAACAGAGTTCTTTATTTCTTAAGTATATCTTGAGTTTCTTCCCAATCCTGAAGACATTGATTGAGAAGATTAACGGTAAGCGCAAGAACGAGATGACGTATCTCCACAAGGATACATCCATTCTCCGCCGCGTTTATTCTACCGACAACAAATGGGAAGCCGACACAGTTGATACCTCTTACGTAGCTGCTGACTACGTGGCAGTGGATTCTCCTGTTCCTTTGAAGTCTCGTGACAAGATTTCAACCGCCAACGGCAAACTGCCAAAAGTCGGTATGAAGAAATTCTTGAAGGAGTCAGATATCCTCGCTCTCAGACTCATGGAAGCACAGGGAGGTCAGACAGCAGAGATTCGCCGTAAGTTGGCTCAGGACCCGGTAGCTTGTAATGTCGGTGTTGATGAGCGTAATGAGTACGCCCTTTTGTATGGTCTTTCTAACGGCTACGTAGCTGTTCGTGACGACGATAATCCAAAGGAGTTGCTCCGTATCAAGTATCAGTACTTGCCGAAAAATCAGCTCGGCATCAACAATGTTGATACTGGTATTACCGTTGCAGACTTGAAGGAATGTATCGCGAGAGCTTCGAATGATGGAAACACCATCTTGATCTTCTGGATTGGTAAGGCTAAGTTTGACGAATTGAAGAAGGCACAGGACGCTCGCGAGCTTGTTGCCAACTATAAGGGTCAGACTTATGACTCCAACACAAAGCTGCCGGTTCCTACTTCCAGCGTATTCCAGGAAGCATTCTTGGACGAGACCGGTGTATCATTCCGCATCATCAACCGTACCGTCCGCTTGGAGCATGATGGCGTGAAGAAGAGTGTTAAGCCTTGGAACAACAATATGATTATCGGTGTATGCTCACAGATGATTGGTGCCCTCGTTTACGGTCAGGTAGCAGAGGCAACCAACAGAGTGGCAGGTGTAACCTATCAGCAGATTGATTACAAGCTTATCTCTCAGTATTCAACAACTGATCCATTGCGTGAGACTACTGCGGTGCAGGCATACTGCTTGCCTGTCATCGAGGACGTTGACACAATCTATCAGATTGATACTAAGCTGGCTGACCCAGACGTTTCGGTTGATACCGAAAAGGAGAAAGCAGATACAGAGGACGCTAAGGTAACAATCTCTGATGTGACCTACAAGAAGCCGGAGGCTATCACAACTCTCAACGCTCTTGGTGCTACACTTCCTAGTGACGCCAGCGACAAGGAGGTCATTGATGCCTACAATGAGCTGCCTCCTACAAAGAAGAAGGAGTTCAAGGATAACGCAGCTAAAGCTGAGGAGTAATCATGAAGACGGTCGGACAAGCTTTGGTGGATGAGGTACACATCCCTATCCCCTATGGTTTCGTGGAAAACGCTTGCATAAAGCGTGACCTCGATATCGAATCAGAGTTCACTGGTGACGTTGCCAGAAGTGACGCCTACAAAGGAACGCTTGCCGACTGTCTGCTTTCTCTCATACAAGCCGTTAGCTTCTCCGAAGCGGACAAATCAATAGGTTCCCTCTCGGAAGACCAGCGAAAGGCTATATTAGTTCAAGTCAATCGTTTATATAACTCTATCGGCGAGGAGGAGGTTTCACTTACTCCAAAGCCGACAGTTTACATTAATTGCTGATGAGTCTATTGAGTTTTCATGCCTCAAAGCTATACCGGCAGCAGAAGGTAGCTGGCTATACAGATGATGATGGAAATTATCACCAGGGCAAGACCGAGTGGAAGTTCTGCTGCACTTGTGATGTAGTTCCTGCTGGCGAGGCCAACAAGTTAGTTACATCTGACGGTTCTATTGATTACTACTCCTACGAAGTGCATAACTTGCCCGTAGGAATTGAAAAGTTCTCTTATGGGGATTTTATCAAGCTAGAAATTTTAGGGGCAGAGGAGGTAATTATCAAGGTCAAGGGATTTCATCGTTATCAACTACAGTGTAAGATATGGGCATAAGAATGACAACCAGCGCTTCCGCTCTCGATGCCTTCCTACAAAGAGCCGCAAGGAAGATACAAGAGAATGTGCTTAAGGCATTGAGCAAGCTAGGAGACGAATCTGTGGTTAGAATCCGTAACAGGTCTGCCAAGGAAAGCTGGATAGACCATACGGGCAACCTAAGAAGCTCCATAGGCTTCGCCGTGTACGAGCAGGGAAGTAAATATATGGAATCAGCCTTTTCGCAGGTTCTCAGTGGCACTGACGGCTCTGTAAAGGGCAAGAAGATGATCAATGACCTTGCTAAGGAATATTCCAGGGTTTATGCTTTGGTTGTCGTTGCCGGAATGGAATACGCAGGAGAGGTGGAAGCCTTGGAAAGCAAGGATGTCCTCGCATCAACGAAGATATGGGCCACATCCATTGTAGAGCAGCGTGTGAAGACAGCAATAGACTCAGCAGTTAATGAAATAAACAAGTGGAAGATATGAAATCAGACGGAGCAATTAAGACAGATGTTTACCGGTACATCAATGAAAGCGGTTTTATGAACAACGTCAATGGCAAGCTGTCAAAGACGATGAGACCGCATAATTCTCATAAGGAAGATGTCGTTATCTCCATCTTGGCTAATGAGGGAACGCAGCTTCAAACGGCGATTATAAATGTAAATATATATATACAAGACCAGGACGTAGATGGGCAGTTCGAGGAGAACACTATCAGAGTTGACGAAATCTGCAAACTGGCTTGGAATCTCTTGGAAACGTTCAGAACGAGCGAGTATGCAGCCCACGCTATTGAGCAGAGGGTATATGCAACAAGCACGGGAGAACATGTAATAAATAATCAAGTTGAATATAAACTCATAAACGATTAAATTATGTCAGTAACATCATGGGGCAAATGCACTATCTACGTTCAAGAGGTAGGTAGCAAAAAGAATGAGTGGACTAAGCTCCCAACTCCAAAGGATGGCACTACTACTGTTACTCCAACGAAAGGCGATACTATGACCCAGGTTGAGGAAGGTGGCGGAATTGTTGACCGCAAGACAAAGAAGTCTACCTACGAGGCTGCATATCAGCTCTTCATCAAGAAGAACCAGTCGCAGCCATTCAAGACCATCGACGGTATCGTAGAGGGTAACTTCCGTTTGGCTATCCAACCGGAAGACGCCGAGCTTCCTGGCGTTTACATGGGTAATACCACAATCGGTGCAGAAGAGGCCTATACAACTGAGAGCGGTGCTCTTATCACGTACACTCACTCAGCTCTCATTCCAGAGGGTGACGCAGTGGCTAAGACTGTCAACTCGAAGGGTGAGGACGTATATTGTGCTTACCGTTGGCGTGTCATTACTGCCACAAAGGGAACAGGTGAAAAGTATGCCTTGACTTTCAAAAAGCCGCAGGATGGCAATACCGCTCCTGCTGAAATCACGGAAACTTACAAAGAGACATAGGCATATCCTAATATCCCTTCCGCCGACTGAGGGTTATCAGCCGGCAACCTACCCAAGTAGCTCAGTTGGGAGAGCGAGACCAAATAGTCCGTCGCATGCAAAAAAAATCCAGGGTCTTCAAAAGCTGGTTGAAAGACGCAGGTTCGAGTCCTGCCTTGGGTGCCAACAATTTAAATTCGAGTGATATGGAAGAGTTAGGAATCATTATATCGAATACGCTCACAGATATGCCGATAGGCTTTGATACTGAGCACGCTCACGTTAACATCTACCCTACTACACTGGGCATGATGTACCTAACGTCGCAGTTAGTAGATAGCTTGGAGCTAGACAAAGAGTTACTTCAAGCTGATCCATTCTTGGAAGCATTGCGAGTTGCAAACACCAAAAGGGAGACATGCTGCAGATTGATTGCATATCATTCACTCAATACAAAGAACGAAATACTAGACTCCAAATGCGTAAGCAGGCAGACGGAGTTAATCTTCAAAGAATGTTCCAACGAGGATATAGCTACTCTTCTCATCATCATCCTTAAGGCTAACTCATACCAAACAATAGCCAAAGAGACAGGAATGGAAGAAGAAGCGAAGCGTATGGCAAAAGTCAACGCAGCAAAGAAGTCGGAGAATAGCTTTATCTTCGGAGGCAAGACAATATGGGGAACTCTCATAGACGCTGCTTGCGAAAGATACGGATGGACATTCGATTACGTGGTATGGGGAATATCGTATAACAACCTGACTCTCATGCTCAAAGACAAGATTACTTCAATCTATCTGTCAGACGAGGAAAGGAAGAAAGCCCATATACCGGCAGCAGGGGAAGAGGTCATCGATGGCAACAACAAAGAGGCGGTCATGAAGGCGGTGATAGAGTCAGAGACCGAGATTTAACCGAAGTCTTCCTGCGCACGCACGTAAAGTTCCCATATCGGACACTCACATTTGGTGTTTCCCCGGCGATTCTTTATAACAGAGTATAAATTCAAGGAAAAATAGAATATTATGCCAAGCATTAAATTCGATACAATAGTCGAGACAGCCAAGGTCGTTTCCGGTTTTCGAGACATTCAGAACGCAGTTCATCAGACTGCTGAGAGGGTTGAGAAGGACGGAAAGTCTATTGACGATGTAATCTCGAATATACAGAACAGTATGAACATTGCCATTGGCGGTTGGAGCATTGGCAAGTTCGTCAATCAGATGATGCAGGTCCGCGGTCAGTTCCAGCAGACAGAAATGGCATTCAAGACGATGTTGCAGTCTGAGGAGAAAGCTGATGCTCTCATGAAGCAGTTGATCCGCACGGCAGCCGTCACACCTTTCGGGGTTGAAGACGTTACAGAGGGAGCCAAGCAGCTCCTTGCGTTCAACGTAGCAGCCGAGGATGTCAACAAGACGCTTATCGGATTGGGAGATGTTGCAGCAGGTATGGGTCTAAACCTTAAAGACCTCGTGATGCTTTACGGCACCACCATCGCCAAGGGCAAGATGGACACGATGGACTTGTACCAGTTCCTCAACCGAGGTATTCCTATCGCAGACGAGATAGCCAAGGTTATGGGTCTTGACGTTACCAACGCCATCAAGGAGGTACAGAAGCAAATCAAGGCAGGCAAGGTTACCAGCGATATCTTCATCCAGGCAATGCAGAGTATGACCGCCGAGGGTAGCAAGTTCGGTGGATTGATGGAGGCTCAGTCCAAGACTATTACAGGTCAGATAAGCAACATTGAGGATGCCATCGAGCAGATGTTCAATGACCTCGGCAAATCCCAGGAGGGTGTTATCAATACCGGATTGGGAGTCGTTTCCACCCTTGTTGAGAATTGGGAGACGGTAGGCAAGGTGCTTATGACTGTCGTTGCAGCGTATGGAGCATACAAGGCTGCGGTGATAACAATGATAGCAATATCTAAGGCACAGGTAGCTTGGGAGAGTGCGAAAGCATTCTTGTCTTTAGCGAAGTCTATCACAACCGCCAAGGATGCCATGGCTCTGTTCAATTTGGTCTCTTCTTCAAATGTTCTCGGTCTGGTTCTTGGTGCAGTAGCAGCTGGAGTCACGATGTTCAATCTTTTCGGCAATAGCGCTGAGGATGCCGCTACCAATACTTCCAAATTTACCGAGAGTGCAAATGAAGCATCAAGCAAGGTCGAGTCGCTAGTCTCCATTCTGAAGACTGCAAAGGAAGGCTCCAAGGTTTACAAGGACACCATCAAGGAGCTGTCAAACATCTATGACAACTACGGGATTGCTATTGACAAGATCAAGGAAGACGAGAGCAACCTTGTGGATGTTAAGCAGCAGGAGATAGATAAATCTAAAGAACTCGTCGAGCAAATCAAGCTGGAGGCTACAGAGCGCAACAGAGCCAATGCAATCTCCAAGGCTAATGAAGAATACAACAACCGTGTGGATAGCGCTCAGCAAGCCCTTTTGGGTAAGTTGAAGGATTATGGAACCTCTAGCAGCGGTATAGCCGTCGGCATACAGAACATCGTATCTGACTCGGTTATCAAGCAGTTTGATGACCTAACACAGAAGATGGCTGGCTTGAATGAGCACTCCAAGGAGTATCAGACCTATCTGAAGCAATACAATCAGTTAGAGGCTTCTTTGATATCCGAATCAGAAAAGCTAGCTAATGCTTTCGGTTTTACAGGAGACAAGACAAGCGATGCCAGGAAGGCATTGAATGGTTATCTCTATGAACTTCGAGCTGCAAAGAAGCTGCATACCGAGGAGGCAGATAATATCAACAAGGCTGCAGATGCTACTGAAGATTTCGGAAACAAGGCCACATCTACCAAGAACAGGATAAATGCTTTGCAGAAGCAGCTCCAGGGTGCCGGCGAGGATGTACACGTTCTCTACAACCGTGTCAAGGAGTTCATGCAGAACTATTCTGAGAACAACATCAACTTCCACGTCAACTTCGATGCTAAGATACCATCGTGGATGCAGAATATGAATATTCCGGAACTGGGACGCTTAGGTAAATACTTCTCTGCTTTGGCACGCGACCTTGCAAACAACAAGAAGTCTGGTGCGCTAGTAAATGGCAAATGGATGTCAACCAACGATATCGCACAGCGAGGATGGGATTATACCAATGCAGCCAACACCAAGCAGACCAAGGCAGAAGACGATGCTAAGCAGAAGCGTCGCGAAAAGGAAGAGGCAGAAGCAAACGCCAAGAAGAACGCTGCCAAAGCAAAGAAAGCAGCCGCCGATGCAAAGAAGCTAGCAGAAGACCGGAAGAAGGCCCAGGAAGAACTGAATGAGGACTTGAAGCAGCTGCAGCAGGAAAACATCGACACTGATATATCTCAGATGCAGGAAGGCACGGAGAAGAAGATAGCTGAAATCAAGAACGACTATGCCAAGCGCAAAGCCGAGATTGACAAGCAGGAAGCCGAGTTCAAGAAGAAAAACAAGGAAGCTGGCAAGAAAGTAACCCTTACCTCTGCTCAGTCCAATGCCCTCAATAAGGCTAGAGACCTCGCTACCCAAGAGTACAACAAGAAGCTTGATGAGGTCAACAGGGAAGCACTCACCTCTATGCGCGACTACTTGAAGGAGTATGGTTCTCTCTATCAGCAGAAGCAAGCCATTGCTGAGGAGTACGAGGAGAAGATAGCCAAGGCTCAGACGCAGGGCGAAAAGCTCTCTCTTCAGCAGCAGAGAAAGAAGGACCTCCAAACCATCGAGATAAATGCCATCAGACAAAACATCGATTGGGGAAGCGTCTTCGGAGACTTCGGTGCTATGTTCAAGGACCAACTGGAGCCTACCATTGAGAAGCTGCAAGAACTCTCCAAGAGCACAACAGATGTTAATGAGCAGAAGACCATACAGGAACTTATCTCCAAGTTACAAGGCTCTGCCACCATCTGGAATAGTGACATCTTTAAGAAGGTTTCGGACGACATCAACTCCTATCAGTCAGCCATGCAGGGCTATATTGATGCACAGGAGCGAGAGATTGAAGCCACAAAAGCTGTCACCAAGGCGCAGGAAGACCTCGCTAAGGCTAAGAAGAGCGGTGACAAGACAAGTATCAGCAAGGCTGAAGCCGACCTCTCTAGAGCGCAGGGCGTACTTGCTACCGCATCTAACAACGTTTTGGAGTTCGGTTCATCAGTTCAGAAGGCATCATCAGACTTGCAAGATTCTTCTAGGAAAGCGGTCTATCAGTTCCAGCAAGTTGAGGAAGCGTTCCAAGGTTTCAATTCTGGCTCGCTCAAAGGAGTTGGAAACTCATTTATGATACTAGATGAGCTTTTTAATAAAGGTCGCTTAAAAAAAGATGTAGCCAATAAACTTGCTGAAGGATTTCAAAGCTTACTCGGTAAAGATAGTGAAGCAGCTAAAGCCCTGACAAAAGCTTTAGGGGATAGCGGTATGGCAGGTGAAATAATCTCCGCAATACTCGGCATCCTCGATATTCTGAAAGATGGCTTCGGAACACTCATAAGCAACCTCATGGACACGGTCTTTGGCGCAGTAACGGGCATCCTCGATGATGCTTTATCGGGTGACATCGTTATGAAACCATTGAAGAGTATCGGGAACAACGTTTCTCATATCCTCAACACGCTTTCATTCGGTGGCTTTAATAGTCTGTTCGGTGGAGATGGAAATGCAAAGAAGGTCAATGATACCATCGAAAGACTGACGGATAGAAATACCCTCTTGCAGCAATCCATCGAGGATTTGACTGATGCAATGGAAAACTCCTTTGGCTTCAAGGCAACCTCATACTACGAGCAAGCCTATAAGAATCAGCAGGAGACCAATCAGAACTACCTCGACATCGCAAAGGCGCAGGCAAGCTATCATGGTTCGCACCACTCATGGAACGCTTATTGGGGCGGCTTCGGTAGTGACGAGATGGATTGGATCAAGAAGAACGTCAAATCAGATTTCAATGGCGACCTCTTCTCCCTCAGTCCAGAGGAAATGAAGCTCCTCCGTGGTAACGTTGCCATTTGGGAGCATATCGAGAACACTGGAAAGGGTAACTATGGTGGGCGTCTTACAGAGAAGCTGAATGACTACATAGACCAAGCGGGCAAGCTAGAAGAGTTGTCAGAGCAGTTCAAGGAGAATCTTACTCAGATTTCCTTCAGTGGAATGAGAGATAGCTTTTTGACGGACCTTATGGACATGAAGAAGGATGGTAGCGACTTTGCTAGCGAAATGGCAGATGATTTCGCAGAAAAGATGCAGAAGTCCCTTCTCTCTTTCAGTATGGAAGACCTTATCAATGGAGACTTGAAGAAACTCTACGATGATTGGGCAAAGGCTATGAAGGATAAAAACGGAAAGCTAACCAAGGATGATGTAGATGCATTCTACAAGCGTTACGATGATATAGTCCAGGAAGGCTTGAAGAGACGTGACGAGTGGGCAAAGGTAACAGGCTACACTGGTTCCTCATCCTCATCACAGACCGCAACAAGCGGAGGATGGGCATCTATGGGGCAAGATACCGCAGACGAGCTGAATGGTCGCTTCACCGCCCTGCAGATTGCAGGAGAGTCTATCGCTCAGAACATGACTACCACCATTTCACAGATGGAGAGCATCGTTACACTCGGTATCTCAACCAATGGCGCAGTATTGGAGATTAGAAATATGATGATTATGACAAACAGCTACCTCGAAGACATAGTGAAGTATTCAAAGCTCACTTATAATGACTTCGGAACAAAGCTGGATGATATGAACAGAAGATTAAAGGATATTTGACCTCTATAGGCTTTTCGCTCGTCAACCCTTACAACTATACTCAACAATAGAAAAAGCGGCTCACAGCGAAGCCTATGAGGTTATTTAATGATTAAATAGTTATGCTTAAAGGACAACTTTACATAAATGGCAAGGATGCCTACCTTACGTGGGGCATCTTTCTAGACGAAACCGCCCTCAGTGCGCTCATGACCCCTGCACCAAACAAGGAGTTCATCAGCAACAAGTATCGCTCAAAAGACGGAAAGTCGGTTATCAAGCACAATCCTAGATTGGATGAGAGGGAGATAACGCTGCCGTTCAATATGACCGCCAAGGACTCAGATACGTTCTTGATGAACTATGCTAGGTTTTGCGAGGAGGTTCTTGCCAAGGGAGAGTTGGTTATCCGCACCCGATTTCAGCCTAATGTGTGGTATCGGTGTATCTATCTCTCCTGCACTCAGTTTAGTCAGTGCATTCGGGAAATGGCAAAGTTCAGCCTAAAGCTCAACGAGCCAGACCCTAGTGACAGAGGTGAAACAAGTAAATATACAAGCTAATGATTCAGATTAAGAGAAATAACAAGGTATTCTTCACATTAGAGGACTTCGGTGAGGGTTCTAAGCTGTCATATCAGCTTATGGACCACCACTACATCATCTTGAAGTTCACTACGGCTACTCCTGTCTATTTCGAGATTGGGGACTCCGTAGAGATTCCCGACTTCGGCTACTTTGAGCTTACATCATCATACTTCCCTAAGCACAATGATAGTGATGGCTACGACTACGAAATGCAGATGGATGCCTACTATATGTCTTGGAAGAATAAGATTTGCAAGTATCGCCCTCAGCACGGAGCCAACGAGACCTCCTTCAACCTCACCACAACTGTAGGTGTACACATGAACGTTATACTCGGCAACCTAAAGGCACTAGGTCTTACGTATAATGGCAAGGATTTCTCTGTTGACTACACTACGTACAACAACAAGGCTTTCGATGTTCAGAAGAGATTCTTGATCGAGTACGGCTCTATCAGCATTCTCGATGCTCTCAACGCCATCTGTTCTGAAGACGCACTCAACTGCGAGTGGTGGATAGATGGCTCTATTATATACCTTGGATATTGCGAAATGGAAGGGCAGACAACATTCGAACAGGATGTTAATGTTCTGTCTATGTCCTATTCGGAATCTAAGTCAACTTATATCACGAGACTGTACGCATTCGGCTCAGACAGGAATATTCCGAAAGGATATTTCACTGGTGCCGATGCGGACGTCACCACCGATGGTGTTGCTACCGATTACCTCATGCTCCCTAACAAGGAAGTAGATAGTGATGGTTTCTACGCCAAGGATGGCTACCTGGAGAACGTGAACGTCGTGAAGAACGACAAGCAGGCTATCGAAGGTGTCGTGATGTTCGAGGACGAATATCCAAAGGTTGAATGCAGGGTCAGCAGAATCAAGACCTACGATAGCACTGTTGATAACAATGATGGAACTAAGACTACACAGACGTTTTGGCAGATTGGTTCAACGGACTCCTTCGCTGAAAGTTTTGAAGCTAGTTGGATAAAGAGCAACCTCACTCTAGGTATCAAGTTCACTAGCGGTGCCCTCATGGGTATGGAGTTCGATGTTAGTTTCAAGATTATAGACAAAGAGAACTTTTTCGAGATAGTGGCTAACGACACCTACGGAAGAACACTCCCCGATAGTGTCATGTGTCCGAAGGAAGGTGATAGGTTCTTCCTGTTCAATTGGGACGCAACCAAGATTACAGATACGGACCTCATCCCTACTGCTCAGTTATCTCTGTTCGATAGAGCGAAGCAGTACTATCAGAAGACCATGATCAGTAACTCAAACTTCACCTGCACGATGGATGGCGACAAGTTCTACAATGATGGGACATACGATTACCATCCTCTCGGTGAACAGGTAAAGCTGATTAATGATATGTTTGCGCAGGTGGATGCAGATGGCAAGCACTACCGAAACTCTCGTATCATCGGAATGGAGATACCTTTGGATATTCCTTACGACCATCCTCAGTACACCGTAGGCGAAAAGGCAGCTACTAGCCGGTTGGGTAAGTTGGAAGACAAGGTTGATTCCATCAAGGTGAATGGAATGCAGATAGGCGGCACGGGGAGCGGTAATGGTGGAGGTGTCTATGTAATTGGCATGAACGATAACACTCCTGCATCCGATAGCAACGTTTATTCTGCTAGACGTTCTAGGATGGAGTTTGTATCTAGGCTGCAGGATAACACTGCACACGGTACTATTACTTGGGAAAAGGTGCAGAAGTTCTTTAGTGGGTTGCATGTCGGTAACTCCAACAATGAGAACGGAGGCTCGTGGACTCCAGATGCAGAAGGTCGTTCGCACCTCATCACAGATTACTTGGAGGTAAGAATGAAGGCTATCTTCGAGGAGCTGGTCATCAATAAAACATCCACCATTGGCGGTAAGGAGATAATCTCTCCTGCTGGCGGCGTGGTGGCTCATAAGGTAGAAGAGG